GGGCGGATTTTCGACTTCTACGACCTCAATCTCGTCGTTCGCGTCGTCTTCGACCTTGTTTTCGGTGTCTGACATGGGATTTTCCTCAGTAGACGTTGTCGGGGTGCGGAATGCGGGCGCGGATCGCCGTGTCGTCGAACATGCGGCACAGGACGCCGTTGACGGTGACGTTCCACCCGTCGCTGGGGCGGAAAACGATCCAATCGCCAGCCTTCAGGTCAAGATTGGAGAACCACTTGCCGTCCTCATCGACGAATGCGGAGGGCCCGGTCTTGAGGATCAGGCCAACCTTGGACTGGTGGCGATCCTCGTCGCGGGCCTTGCTGGTCATGATGATGCCGCCCTTGGTCTTTTCGGGGCGGATGTACACGGCGACAAGCACCTGAGTGTTCAGCAACTCGACCCCGGAGATGTCGCCAAGTTCTTTGAGCAGAACGTCCTTTGGATCGACTTCATGGTGCATCGTAATGTTGTGGTGTGCGGATACGTTGGACATGTAGACCCCCTCCTTTACTGGCCGCGCTCCTCGCGGTTACAGACCGTCGCCGCCTCGTCGCACATCTCAAGAGCCATGCGGAGGCCGGTGATTATTCCTACTTGGTGTTTGTAAGTTGGGAAATCAATCGTTGCCAAGCCTGTGGACAGATTGTCTTTGCGATCTTCCACGGCGGATGCGATTAATTTCTTCAATTCGCGCTCGAAGAGCGTGTTGAGCGTAAGCATAGACCCCTCTTTGCTCCCCCTCGATGTAAGTGGGACGGCTGGCAGAGGGGGTCAAACCAGCCGTCCCGTTACCCGCAGGCAGTACCGAGCTGCCTGCGAATTGTTTACGCCTTGCGCTTCTGGATCTCGGTCTTCTCAAGGCGACCGAGGCCCGAACCGGCGCCTGCATCCATATCTTTGTAGGTGCGGTAGACCTTGCCACCGGCCTTGCGGCCCATTGCAGGGAGGCCAGCGGGCCCAGCGGGACCGGCGGGGCCGGGCATCGGCATCGGCATGGGCATCGGGGCCGCAGCGCCAGCGGGAGGCATACCCATGGGCACGGGAATGCCGCCAGCGGGGCGGGGAGGCAGGCCGGGGGGCATGGGAGGCATACCACCCATCTGATCGTCCGGCTTGGCGCCCGGGTTGATCACGATGTTGATGTTGGTCTTGCCCTTGCCGCCCTTCTTGGGGGCGCTCAGACCGCCGCCGCCAAACTTGGCGGTGCGCGCCTCGGCCTTCACCATCTTCTTGATGAGCGCCTTGTCCTCGGCCACGTCTTCGTGCTTGATCGCGCCGCCACGTTTGACGTAGGGCGAGCCGGAGGTGCCAGCGCCAAAGTTCATGGCGTTCCTCTGGACAATGCTCTTCGGGTCGGGGCCCATGATGGGGACGGGAGTTGTCCCACCGTAGGGGGCAAGTTCGCCGCCGCGCTCCTTGTTCACGGCCTTGCCGCGAGTGGGCTTGGACGCCGCGTCCTGCTTCTTCTCAAGGGCAACCTGCTCGGAGGTGCTCATGCCCTTTTTGCCAGCGGGCATCTCCATGGGGCCATAGTTGACGTTGCCGCCAGCCTTGCGGGCCGTGCGACCGCCCTTCTTCAGGCCCTCAATCTTCTTGGTCAGCGCGTCCTTGTCCTCCTGCGAGGGGCCGCCCTCGACCTTGTAGTCGGGGTCGGGCTTGCTGGGCTGGTAGTCCGGGCTGGGGTTGGGGTTCTTGACGCGGTCCATCGTCCCGCCGCCATTGGCCTTCTTGGCCTTGCCGCCCTTCTTCATGCCCATGGTCGGCCCGAGCACGTTTCTGATGTAGGCTTGGGGGTTCATAGAGTTCTTCAGCATGTCGGTGGGCGAGCCGCCCATGGCCTTGCCGGTGCGGCCACCAGACTTTTTGCCATCCGAGAACCCTTTGAGCAACTGCTCCATCGAAGCGGGGCTCTCGCCCTGTATGGCTTTGGATGTCAGAAGGTTGTCAATGGCGCCGCCAAAGAGCCTGCCCGCCCGGCCACCCTTCTTCATGCCGCCAACGTGCTTCTTGCCCTCGCGGCCCTCATTCGCTTCCTTCTGGTCGCGGTTGATGAGGCTGTCGGCAGTGATGGCGCGGCCACCAGACTTGCGGGGCTTGCGGCCCGCGTGGACCTCGGCCTTGGCGCCAGCGATCTTGCCGCCGCGCTTGAAGCCCTGCTTGGAGATCGGGCGCATACCCGTCTTCACGTCCGCGTCCATGGGATCGCCGGGCGTCCAGTTGGAGCTGTCCACCTTCTGGTCCTTCTCACCGGCGAGGCGCTTGGCCTTGCCGCGCATGGCCTCACGGGCCTTTTTTGCCATCTCATACATGCTTTTGCTCCTCGGAGGTTCCGGGCGTCCCCGGTGCTGCCTGAAGGGATAGCTTGGGCAACATCAAGCTTGCTGGGATACTAACATAAGCGCGCGATCCACGACAGAGCCGCCGTCTGTGGGCTTTTCACAGCCGCATGAAGCATCCTTAACTGCGCCGCCGGAAGCGTAGTCGCGAGGGTTCCTCAACTTGGTCATCCATTGGTCCATAATTTCTTGCGGCATCTCGTTCTCGACCGCCATCTTTTGGAAGTCTTCCATTGAGTATAGGCCGGGTTCTATCTCTTTGGCGAAACCCGGCAAACGCTGGCCCGGTTTAACTTCGTAAAGCCCCGTGTTGTGGAGGTCTTCAATGACGTTCCAATCTTTAGATTTGATAAAATCTTGAACAAAAGGAAGATATTCATCTTTTGGAGCCAAATTGCCTTTGCCCTTAACCTGAACAATGTTTTCAGCTTTCATTTTGTTGTAAATATCAGGCCGGTTTTCTTGAAGCCATTTGTAGGAGTTTATATGGCCGCCCTCATTAACCATTTTCTCCCAAAGACCCGGCTCAATTTTATTGATTGCGTTACCAAAGCCAGCAAGGTGGCGGCTAGGCTCAGTCTCAATCGTCACATGCGGGCGACCTTTTGAGTCACGCAAGGAGAAGATGCGCGACTCACCAGCAGCCACGTTGTCGCAATAGCCGCCAACGCAATGACCCATCATGTCGCCTTCATACTTCAAGGCAGCTTTGAGTGCGGGGCTAACTTTGGCTTGATCGCCAATAACGCCTTGCAGGGCGTTATATGGCGTATCTCCAGCTTCCAAGTAACGCTGATAAAGATTCTTTTCAAACGGATTAAGAGATTGCAGAACCTCTTCGCTCACCGTAGTTGGGGGCTTAAGTTCAACCCACTTGTAACCCTTGTCTGGATATTCTTTGACGAGGTGCGTTGCTTCATTGTTTGCATTCACGGCAAGAGCATTAGCCGCCGCTTCTTCGCGCCATTTATTGATCTTTGACACCAGTTCGACCGCCTGTGGCATCGACACTTTGTCAAGTTTGTCAGGGGTCATACGCAAATGAGTTGGCAAGTCGCTGTCAGGGCGAACAGTGTTCTTCAGTTCATCAACAAGATGATCAAAGCCAAGATCGTTGGTTATTTGCCTGCTGGCGTTTGCTTCATACACTGTTGTCTCAGGCAAAACTTTTTCAAGCCAAGGGTTTTTTTCATACACTTCTTGTGCTCCAGCCCACGGGATACCTTGATCGTAATCAAAGTAGTTTTTGGCAGGGCCGCCTACGATGCTACGATCAGAAACATCTTCCCAAGCTCTAGCTGTATTAGACTGAGCAAGCCGGGTTTGACCGGGCCTATCCTTATATGTTGGAAACATAAGTTCTGGTTTAATATGAAGAATATCCCGTTCAGCCAACGGGCGTATTGGGTCTTCAGGTGTTCCCATTTCATTTTTGATGTACTTGTTGAGCTTCTTATCAATCCAGTTATTTATTGGATCATCGACTGCTATGTTTGCGGCAGGCAAGTCTGCGGGTTCTTGAAGAGCCCGTGCAAGATCGCGGTTCTTTAGTCCTTCAGTTTCGGCCTCAACACTACCTTTGATCCAATTCCCACCCTTTGGCTTTACGGCCATGCCAAGCATAGTCTCGCCTGATTGCACAGCAGGGCCAACTGCGTGACTTAACGCAAAACCGCCAGTCACTGGCATCATAGAAGCATTGAATGCGCGGCCCATTCCTTCGTCTGTCTGAAAATAGTTGGGTGGCAGTTGGCCTTGATATGCCTGATTGGCAAGATCAAATGGATCTTTAATGCTGTGGGCAATAGCGCCCGGTGCATTGTAGAGGGCCTCACCAAGCTTCTCGGGATACGTCTGCACAAATTTGCTGGCTTCTGGACCAAACGCTTCCTCGGGTGGCGTCCAAGCGCGTGCCAGCGAGGCGGGCGTCACCGGCTGGCGGCGAGCAATAGTAACCGCAGCGTCTTCAGGGGTTGGCGTTTCTGGCATCTCCGGCGCCCGCCCCACCGCCTTGCCGTCAGCGTGATGCTCGCGCACGACGTGGAGCGCGTCATCGACGAGGCCGCCCTCAGCCCTGCTCAGGTTATGAAACCGCGTCTCGCCAATGTCCACGCCGCCGGTGCGGCCCCACTTGGGGGGACGACGACCCATCGCAGCCTGCGCCTTGGGCGCCCAGAAGTTGGTGGCGCCCTTGGTTATGTCCTCGGCGCCCAGCGCCGCGTCAAGCGCCGTCTGGCCGAGGCCGTAGCGGCGGCTCTCAGGCGTGAAACGCATGGGGTAGTTGGCGCCGTTGGGGTTGCTCCACGGCTCGAACTGCTTGCGCGCAAACAGCACGGCCTCAGGCGTTGCGCCGTACTTGCCGGACTGGATGCGGTTGAGGATGACATGGGCGATGGCCTGCGACTCTTCGGGGCTCTTGCCGCTCGTCTCCGCCGCAATGGTGCGGATGATCAGATCGCGCTGGCGGTCGTTCAGGTCGGGGCCCTGCGGGGCGCGGGCCGTCAGCTTGCCGGTCGCCTGATTAATCGCCGCAGCGGCGGGGGCCGCTGGCGCCTCGGGGCTGTAGGCGATGGGCCGAACGGTGGGGCGCTCTTCCCTTGGCATGCCCTGATTGATCATCATTGGCCCGGCGGCGCGGTTGAGGCGCAGGGCCTCCTCGACGGGGATGCTGTCAAACATGGCGCGGTTGTGGGCCGCGAGGATCTCACCAGCCTTGTCGTATTCATTGCCGGAAAAGATCCCAGCGTTCTGAAACTTCTCAACGGCGGCGAGGGCGTCGGCGGCGCTGGGGATTGCTTCTGGCTGCGCAGGCGCAAGGTTCCGCGCCAGTGAGACGGCGCGGGCAACCTCGGCCCTTGGCTCAGGCCGGAACATCATGGACTGGCGCACGTCATCGACAGACATTGGGTTACCAATGCCCTCATTAAAATCTTCTGGAACAATCCCTGCGTAAGTTTGAATATCATTTCCAGACGATGGCCAAAGCGCCCCTGCATTTCCAATGGTGTAATCCATCTGCACTGCGGGTGCTTTATTCTGGTCTTCACCGCCGCCAAGGCGCTGGGTCTTCTCCCCATACACCGGCTCACCAAACGCCAAGCTGGGCGTTGTGATCGGCGGAAAGTCATGCGGCTCAACATCGCCAATCGGCAAAGTTGTTACGGGGCGAAACGCTTGCACTAGTGCGGGCGCAGGGGCCGGTGCGGGGGGCGCGGCGACAATCTGTTGGCGCGGCGCAGCCTCAGGCGCCGGGCGACGGAGCGGCATATCGCGAGCAGGCTCAGACGCCTGCACCTCGCGCGCCAAGCGAAGGGCGCGGTCGGCCTTGAAGAAGTCAGACGCCACCTCGGGATCGCCCCAGTTCGTCGGAGACGCCACCTCGCCAGTGGACAGGTAGTCGGGGCCGGAGAACATGCCGCGCAGGCTTTCAAGGAAGCCGCCCTCGTCGAAGTGCTGGCGCGCGGCGTGGAGGGCCTTGGCGACGAGATCATCCATCTTACGACTCCGTCAGGGGCTGCTCGTTGCTCTCAAGGCGCTGGATCATGCCGGGGTCCAGCAGGCTCTGCACCGCCTGCTCCGCGCCGGGCACCGTCGCGATGGTCTCGGCCAGCTTGACCGCCGCCAGACGCTCGCGGCTCTCGCGGTCGCGCTTGCGGTTGATGGCGTCCATCATCGAGTCTTTCTGGTCAAGCTGCATTTCCTGCTGACGGGCTTGCAACTCGGCCATCTTGATCTGGTCCTCAATGGTGGGGCCTTGGGCGCCCTGAACGCCTTGGCCTTCCTGCATCTTGGCCGCAACTTCCTGCTGCTTGACGCCGACCATCGCCGTCTTGGCGTCGGCTTCCTGCTTCTTGATCTGCACCATCGCCTGAGCGTACTGGACCTCTGGCGGGGGCTTGTTCTGGAGCGAGGAGGGCGGCACCATGAACTGCTGGGGATTGCTCCAGCCCATCGCCTGCAAGGCGGCGGTGTCAATGGCGATGGGGTCGTAGAGGCTGGGGTTGCCCTGCTGAAGCTGCTTCAGGCCCATGATCTTCATCATGCGCTGGCTGTGGCTCGCCGTGTTTGGGTCGGCCTGCGGGACAAGCTGGCAGTCATCGAGCGCGGCGAGGAACGTCGCCTCGTCCCACGGGTAGGCGGGCTTCTTGTTGCGCTGCCAGAAACTCTCGGGGTTCTCCTGAAAGCAGCGGGTCAGAAGCTGGAACTCCTGCGCCTGCGCCGCATGCATCCGCTTGTGGACGGCGTTCAGGACCTTGGTGGCTTGGTCGATCATGGCCAACGTCGTGCCCACCGGCGCGTCGGCGCGGCCCTCGCCCACCTGCATCTCAGACGTGCCGCCGACCCTCATGCCGGTCTCGGCCATGTTGGAGACGAGGTTCATCAGCGCCGGGCCGGGCTCCTTGTAGGGGAGCGGCATGATCGCCTGCTGGATCGGCATACCGCCGGTCTTGACGAGGGCGCCGCCGCCGGGCGGGACGCGGAAGATGTTTGTGTTCTGCCGGGCGCCGGTGTCCGCCATGAGGAAGCCGGGGAAGTTGGCGTACATGCCCGCGTCCAGCATCTCGCGCCAAGCCGCCGTGATGGCGTTGGTGGTGTTGCCGAGGATGTGGAGCAGGCCGATGTCGTAGAAGCCAAGGCCGGGGACGAACGTGTACTTGACGAAGTTGGTGCGCGCCTCGGGGAGGTCGGCCTCGTCCTCGTCGTAATTGCGGACGATGGACAAAACCTCGCGGGAGGACAGGTCGATGGTCACCCGGTAGGGGATCTCAAGGCCGGACTCCTTGCCCTTGTACTTGTGCTCAAAGCCGGGGATGTCCAGCTCGCAGTAACACTCATAGATCTCGCGGTCGCGGTCCTCGGGCCGGAAGGAGCCAGCCGAGATGCCCTGCTGCGCCCGCTCCTCGCGCTGCGCCGCGTCGAGGTCGGGGTCCTTGGCCATCGGCAGGTCCACGTCGCGGTAGACGCCGAGGATCTGGAGGCGCTTGACGGTGCTTGAGCGCATCATCGAGCGATGGGTGATCCGCTTAGCGTTGCGCAAGTCGGTCGCCGCGTTGTTGACGATCAGGTCATCAGCATCGACGGACTCGGACACGGGCCGCCCGCGCAAGGGGCAGAAGTACACCTTCTTGAAGGACGTGCCGCCAAAGCCCAGCATGAGGAGCATGCGGTCGGTGTCGGGATAGTACTCGGACGCCGTGGCCGTCAGGTAGTGGTTGAGGTCGCGCTCAAGCGCATTGGCAAGTGTGTCTTCTTCCAGCGTGGCGTTGTTGTTGTCGTCCCTGATCTTCACCGGCCCATCAGTCGGGAGCAGCTCCGAGCGGGCGTTGGCCTGAAAGCGCAGGACCGCCTCAAGCAGCAGGGGGTGCCGGACTCTTGACATGCCCTCAACGGGTGCGCCGTCCGCTCCGCCCGCAATGCCGGGGATCTCCAGCTTCAGGCCGAGCAGCTTGATGCCCTGCGCCCGGCCCTCAATCCAGTCGCGGCGACTCTCAATGTCGTCCTCAATGCCGCGCAGCAGCTCGTCGGAGATGGAGCCGAGCGCGCCTTGGTCGATGTCCTCGACGAGGTTGCTGAACCATTCGCCCTTGGCCTTGCCGGGCTGATCGACGAGGGACTTGCCGTCCATGCTGATCGAAATCGACCCGTCGTCGTGCTCAATGCGCAGGATTGGCTCGTTGTCGTTCAGTTCTGGCGCCGGGCCGTCGTCCGCCTCGATGATCACGTCGGGCGCCATCGGGATCGCCGCGTCGGGCAGGCCGGGCAGGCGGATGTTCTGGGGCGCGAGGCCGGGCAAAGGCATGGTTACGATCCTTGAACGGGCGGCTCGGGCAATGCTTCCATCTCCGCGACGAAGCGGGCAATGCCTTGCTGTGCCGCGATTGTATCAGATTGGGCCATGATCTCATAGTGACGCACGAAGTCGTAGGGGGCCTGCCCCCAGACCTCGACCCGGAAGTTCCCGATCCGCTTGGGCGTGTTGGGCGTGATGACATCGACGACGGCGCTGGCGTTGATCATGGCGGTGGCCTCAGATGGGGTAGAGGGGTGCGGGAGCCGAGCCGATGTGGCGGCGCCCGGCGTCGATCTCAGCCATACGCTCCGGCGCGCGGACGAGCAAGCCGGTCTCGCGCAGGTGGCGCAGGGCCATTGAGACGGTGTCCACGAGATCGTCGTGCTTGCCCTTGGGGAACACCTCGCACTGGCGGATCACCATGTCCGCCCAAGCCCGGTCGGGGGCGAAGATCATGCCCTCGGAGAACAGGTGCTGGATGGAGTAGACGCGCGCCAACTTGTCGAGCGAGCCGGGGTTGATGAGCTGGACGGCGAAGTCCTCGGCCCCGTACAGGCGCCGGATCTCCTGCGCGACGGACAGGCCGGACGCCTTGGCCTCGACGAGGAGCTTGTCCACGCGGAACTTGCGGCAGGTGGCCGCCACCTTCTCGACCAGCTTAGACAGTTCGAGGTGCTCCTGCCACGCGCCCATGAGGAAGACCTTGGGGACGCTCTCGGGGTTGTGGTCGAGCATGTCGCGGATGCGGACGCCCTCGTCAAAGCGGGAGGCCTCGTCTGCGGTGTTCCGCATCTTGCCGCGCGAGTTGACGTAATTGTCGGCGGTGGAGTTGGTGATGTCGCCGCTGAAGACGCCCCAGACCGTCATGGCGCTGGGGTCGTTCTCGGTCTTGGACGTGTAGGCGGTGTCTATGCTGGCGATAATGTAGTCAAAGGCTGGGTAGCCCTCATCCATCCACGTCTCCCACCACCCGGCCTTGATGACGCCCCCGCCCCGGGGCGCTGGCTCCTGCTGGAACTGGCCCGCCGTGGCGTAGGGCCCCATGACCTTGGTGTCGCGGTCCACGACCTCCTGCGGGAAGCGGGCGGGGAAGAGCAGCTCGCCGTCCTCCTCGCGCGGGTCCACGATGCCGAGCTTGGTTGGATAGGCGCGGCTCTTGTCCAGCATCATGGGCAGCATGACGTGATCGTAGCCGAGGCGCTTGTCGAGGATGACGCCGGACACGTCGGCCTCGTGCAGGCGCTGCATGATGACGATGATGGCCGAGCTGTCGGGGTTGTTGAGGCGGGTCGGGACGGCCTCAAGGAACCACTGGACCGTGCTCTCGCGCTGGGCGTCCGAGTTGGCGCCATCAACGCTGTGAGGGTCGTCAATGATGACCCTGTCGCCTCGGGCGCCGGTGATCGACCCAGCGGCGGCGGCCTGACGGAAGCCTGTCGAGGTGTTCTCGAACTTGGTTTTCTGATTCTGATCAGATGTCAGGTTGACTCGGTCGCCCCACCGCTTCTGATACCACTCGGACGTAATCAGGCGCCGCATGCGCAGGCCGTCGCGGATGGCGAGGTCGAGGCTGTGCGAGGCGCAGACATAGCGCAGGTGGGGCATGTTGCGCGGCCCCCACTCCCACGCGGGCCAGAAAACGCCGCAGAGCAGGGACTTCATGGTGCCGGGCGGGACGTTGATCAACAGGCGGTTGTACAGCTCGCCATTGTCCAGCTCGACGCCGTCCGTGATAGCCTCAAGGTGGGCGCAGATGAAGTCGATGTGCCAGCCGTGGACGTACTTCTGGCCGGGCTCAATGACGGCCCACGCCTGTTTGACGAATGACGCAAGGCTTTCCTCGGCATCCACCAGATCCAGCTCATAGAGCGTCTGGTCGATGTCGATCTTCTGGTCGCCATATGTAATGTATCTGGCCATCAGCAGCTCAGGCCTTCCCGGTCGCAGAGGTAGGGCTCGCCGTCCTCGCCGATGACCTCGAACAGCGTCATGACCTCGATGTGGTCCTCCTGCGAGGAATAGATCAGTAGGCCGTCAGGCGCTTCGTAGCAATAGCCCTCGTCGCAACTGTCTAGCTCCGGGCGGCGCAGCCAGCCGTAGGTCCAGTGGGGGCCGCAGGATTGGTAGGGTTTCATTTTGGGGGCTCCGGCAGAGGCATCCAAGCTTCCATCCAACTCTCGTGAATTTGAGGCGGTTCGAATGCGTCTACCCACCATTTATTGAATTCCAAATCATAACAGACAATTTCGATGCTTCCCGCCCTCATGTAAACCAGAAACGATTCCCCATCCTTCGGCGCAGTTTCAATTGGTTGCCAGATCATATCTTCCTCCCCATCGTGACGTTCGCCTGCGCTCTAATATCCTGATTGCGCCACGACCAACACTCGCCGGTGTCCTGAAAGACCACCCAGACGAGGTCGTGCTCGGCGCCATAATCAATGATGACGTGCGCCAGCCCAGCGCCCTTGGGCGTCATGACCGGCAGCGGCGGATTGAGCTGGAGCATCACCGCTCTCCCGGGTCGTGCTCGATGGTCTTCCCGGCGCTCATCAGCGCCATGCGTAGGGCGTCACGACTGTCAGCGTCAAGCTGACGAACGTCAACGGCAGAGTTTGTTACGATGGTGATCGACGGGCCTTCTTCGCGCTTTTCCGCGTAATCCTCGCGGAAACGGCTAGTGACGCAGTGCTTCCACAGGGCGGCATTGAAGTTGCGGTCGATGAGCCCGGTCTGCGCTTTGTCTTCCCACCAGTCCTGAGAGTAGGTCAAGGCCACGCGTAGAGCGGTGGAGAAGTCGTCCTTCTCGTTCTTCCACTTCAGCAAGCTCGCCTTATCGACCTCAAGCTTGGCAGCCATTTGCGTGATGGATTTCCCTTGCTTCCCGAGCGCAATGACCTGCTCGCAGAACTCTGGCTTGTAAAGAGTTGGGCGCCCCATCTTTGCCGGGACGCGATTTAACGCCTTCTTAACAGCCATGTTCAAGCCCCTCATGTTCTCATCAAAGATAGTCGCTCTCAGGTGAAAGGACAATGACCCCCAGATTTGCGGGCAAAAAGCCCCACTGAAATTATTTTCAAGAAAATGTCGATTGGGGCTAGACAGGCGAAATAATTACGCCTATAACTCTAATCACGGTCACTGATGACCTGACTGATTGATATGGAGACTGACATGACCAAGTTCATCGCCCGCCGCTCTGGTTCTGACTTCAACCTCTTCGTTGATGGCGTTCAGTTTGGCCGTCTCGCCGATTGCGAAGTCGCCCACATCTTCATCACCGACGACGAGCGTCTTGCCCAGTACGTTGAGATTGAGGCCGATTACTCCATCCGCGAAAAGCTTTCTGCAATTCGCGCCGGTTACGAGGCTTATGTCGCCGACATCCGCGCAGAAATGGATTTCGAGCGCGCTTCTGAAAGCGCATGGCTCCGCGCCGCCGAATATTGCCCCGAGGCTCAAGCCGATCTTTATGATCGCGTTTCGGCTTACTGATTTAACCGGGGGCTTCGGCCCCCACCTACCCCCAACCTTATGGAGATTGACATGGCCAAGCTCACCTTCCTCTCGACCTACAAGAACCTCGGCAACATCACCCTCTTCGGCGACGACCTCTGGGACGAGCTCTGCGACCTCGTGACGACGGAGATGTTTGGAGAGCCCCACCGCCGGTCGGTTGAGGGATATGAGATGATCGCCTTCGAAGACCTTCCCGAGCAGGACATCGTGGAGGTCGTCATTGTTGAGGGCGAGATCGTCGGGACGATTAACCGCCCCATGGTCCACCCGGCTGATCAGTACACCGCAATCAAATAAAGTTATCCACAGGGGCTAAACCCCCTTTACAGGCGAAATCCTTTCGCGTACACCTATTGAACGGTCACTGACCGAGCCACTTACCTTATGGAGATCGACATGACTTTCAACTTCTTCGCCCTCAACGAGACCCTCCCCGGCCTGACCTTTAGCGCCACGGGCGACGGCATGTGGGACGCCATCTGCGAGGCCATCGTCGATCACGTCCTCGGCGCAGACCCCTACTCCGAAGCAGCCGCCCGCGATTTGGTCGAGATCGTCGCCATGCAGACCGCCGACGAGGCCGAGTACACCGAGGCCGTATTTGTTCAGGGCAAGCTGGTCGGCTCGATGGACACGCCCTTCTGGATGGACCCCAGCGAATACGCCAAGATCTGAACCCCAAAGGGGGCCCGGCCCCCGCCCACTTTATGGAGATCGACATGACCACCAACTACAAAATCATCGTGAGCTTCAACGTCCACTCGCTTCACCGGAGCTGGGATTGGTGCGCGGTCACCGACGACTATGACGGGCAGGAGGACGACCCGATTGGCTACGGCGCCACTCCCGGCGAGGCAGTGGGCATCCTCATGGAGCAACTGGAAGACCGGAACACGAAATATGACGAATGGAAAGACGCATAAAAAGCGAAATAATTACGCAGACCCAGTTGACAGGCGAAATCATTACGCCTATAGTCAAATCACGGTCGAGATGGAGACCGGCACTTAACCAGATGGAGATTGATATGTTCGTAGAAATCCACGACTACCTCGCCAACCGCACCGCCGCCGTCGAAGTTTACCTCGGCGCCAAGGCCCAGTTTGACAAGGCCGAGACCACCCTTAAGGGTGCCAAGAAGGATGTCGTAGACATCGTCAACGGCTACGGCTTCATCGAGGGCGACACCGCCGACCTCGACATTGCCCTTCAGGCCCGCAAGTCCATCGACGAGAAGCTTCTCCTCCAGTTCCTGACGCAGGAACAGATCGACGCCTGCAAGGTCGAGGGCGTTGCCTTCCCGGTCGTCCGCATCAAAGCCAAGAAAGTCAGGAAGGCGGCATGAACCTCTACGTTCACCCCGTTCACCGGCCAATCTGGGGGAGGCATACTCCCCCAAACACCCACCAACCTCTGAAATGGAGAATCACCGTGCAAAAGCTCATCGACGCCTACAAGAAAGACGCCTCCGACATGAATGCCCTCAAGCTTGCCCACCACGCCAAGAAGCACCCCATGAGCGTGTGCATGCTCACCGTGGCCGACGCCGCCCTGCTGGGCAAGGCGAGGGCCCAGCTCGCCCCCATCGTCGCCAAGCTGGACGCGGTTGTGATTGGGGAGTTCATCTGATGATCCACACCTCACGCCTCAAGCCGGACGGCTGCTATGAGGTCTTCTACTTCGACCAATTGGTCGGGTGGGTCCGCCAAGGCCATATGCGGGCCAAGGGCAGGCCCATCTGGCGGGCGCTATCCATCCACGGCGACCTGCGCCACGCCCGCTCCTTGGCCTCCGCACGGGCCGCGCTGCTGGAGATGGTGCATTGAGCGCCTACTACAACGAGATCGAACCCTACGCAGCCCAGTGGCTGCGTAACCTCATCAAGGAAGGACTGATCGCAGATGGCGAAGTCGATACCCGCTCAATTGTCGATGTGGCACC